TATTACACTTGCTGGTATAGGTGTAGGAAAATCATTATTCATGTGTCATCATGCGGCCTCTTCAATATCTCAAGGTTTAAATGTTTTATATATTACTCTTGAAATGGCAGAAGAAAAAATTGCGGAAAGAATTGATGCGAATTTAATGAATATTACGATAGATGATTTACATGATATTCCTAAAGATGTGTTTGAGAAAAAAATAAAAAAAGTTAAAAAATCGACATCGGGCAGATTGATAGTCAAAGAATATCCGCCTGCTTCCGCAAATGTAAATCATTTTAGAAATTTATTGAATGAATTAAAATTAAAAAGAAAATTTATTCCTGATATTATATTTGTAGATTATTTAAATATTATGTCTTCATCTAGATTAAAGTATGGTAATTCTGTAAATTCGTATAATTATGTTAAATCGATTGCAGAGGAACTTCGTGGTCTTGCAGTTGAAAATAATCTTCCTATTTGTTCTGCTACACAAACAACTAGATCAGGATTTACGGATACGGATTTTGGTCTTGAAGATACTTCTGAATCATTTGGGTTGCCAGCAACTGCGGATTTTATGTTTGCTTTGATTAGTACAGAAGAATTGGAAGAACTCGATCAAATTTTAATTAAACAGTTGAAAAATCGTTATAGTGACCCTGGCAGACATAAAAGATTTGTGATTGGAATTGATAGAGCAAAAATGAAATTATATGATCTTGAAGAATCTGCTCAAAGTGATCTTGTTTCAAGAAATGCACCAAAGAAAAAGAAAGAACCTTGGGTTAAAAAAGATGATGATCCCCCAGTATTTGATGTTGAAATAAACGATAGAAAAAAGAAAAAAAAGAAAGATTTTTCGGAATTTACCTTTAATTAGCTTGACTCTCCTTCCTATATTTGAGATAATATAAGTGAAGGTTGGAAATTCCTCTTGCCTGTTATCACCACCCCAAAAGAGATTAATTATGTATAAATTTATGTTGATAATATTGTCATTCATAGTAGTAATGTTTTCAAGTTCCTGCGCCCCTTATCCAGTTGTGGCGACAACCCCAGTTAATAAAATTAGTGAAAAAGTAGGATTGCCATTTGGTACTGTCATAACTCTTGGCGGTAAAAAAATGATTGTAATCAGTCAAGAAAATGAAGAAGTAAGATTAAAACTCTTCAAACCCGTAATTGTAAAAGCAGTAATTCCTAAGGCAGAGTATAATAAAATCATAACGCCAGAATGGGAGAGTAAAACAGTTGTTACAGAAGGCGTAAAAAATGTTTCAGAGTGTCTTAATCCAAGTGGATGTCCTCAAGATACTAAAACAGGTGTATGTCTTGAAGGATGTGCTGAACAAAAAGTACATGTTGAAATAAGAGAAACAATCATTGAGAATCCGACAAATGTAAATACTCCATATATGGTTAAACATGCTTTGGTTCTAAAGATATTATTGAGTACGGATCCTTTCGGTGTCTGGAAAACATCGTTCCCTGAACACTATGGAACACCCACTTGGTTGTGTATACTCTCAAATAAAATGGATCATACTGTCGAAGAGAAAACCAACCTAGTAAAACTTATTGTTTCTTTTCCAGGACTTGTGGATGCATGTGATAGAGATTTTTTCACATGGAGAGTTAAACCATGGAAAAATGAACGATTCCTCTCCTCCCTTTAAGCAATCCTCAATTAGATAATATAATAAATAGTTAATGACTATTTATGTTTATATTAGTGCTTTAGAGGGAAATGATAACATTTAAAGATTTTTTGCTAGAATCCCAAGGTGCTAATAAGCATCTTGAGCATATAGAAGATGAAGTTTTAAACAGCGGTTTTGATGGTGTGAAAAAAGCAATCACCTATTTAAGTTCATTAGGATCAACGTTAAAGGGCTCCTCTTCTAAGAAAATTAAAATAACAACCAAATGGGATGGAGCGCCAGCAATTGTGGCGGGAATAGATCCTGAATCTGGAAACTTTTTTGTAGCAACTAAGCATGGTGCATTTGCAAAAGAACCTAAATTAAATTTTTCAGATGAAGATGTCGATAATCACCATGAAGGTAGCTTACGTATTGACTTAAAAGAGTCTTTGAAATATCTTAAAGATATTGGAATGGACGGCGTTTATCAAGGAGATTTATTATATAGTCTTGCAAAACCCAAAACGTTACAGAATATAGATGGTGAATCGCACATTATTTTTACACCAAATGTTATAACATATGCAATTAAATTAAGAAGTGAATTAGGAAAAAAGATAAATGCTTCACACTTAGGTATTGTTTGGCATACAAAATATACTGGTGAAAAAGTAAATCAGATGAATGCTTCATTTGATGTAAATGTTAATAACTTTACACAAACATCAGATGTATGGTTTAAAGATGCTGAATATGAAAAAATGGACGGAATAGCATCTTTTACTCAAGAAGAAACTGAAAAATATTTTAATGTGCTTTCGGTGGCTGGCAGATTATTTAGAAATCTTAATAAAAAATTGCTAGACGGTATAAAAGATGATAAATACTTAAACACACAGATTAAGGCGTTTGCTAATTTTAAAATAAGAGAAGGCAAACCAATCGGAAATGTTAATAGTCATGTCGTTGGTTTGATTAGATATTTACAAAATAAATTAGATAAAGAGGTTGATAAATTAAAGTCGGTAAGAGGTAAAGAAAATAGGCGTAAAAAAAATGAAGACATTTTAAAATTTTTTACTGAGAACAAACCCGCTTTGAAAAACATGTTTCAAATGCAAAATGTTCTTATAGCCGCTAAGATGATAATAATTAAAAAATTACAAGATATTCAGCCCATGACAAAAACATTTATACAAACCGATAGAGGTTTTGAGATTACAAATCCAGAAGGATTTGTTGCAGTCACATTAGATGATGGAGCAGTAAAATTAGTAGATAGACTAGAGTTTTCTAGACAAAATTTCTTAGCACCAAAAACATTTGGGAGTAAAGCATAATGGAAGAATTAGAACAGGATCTTTTAGACAAATTAGGCGAATCTTATTTAAAAATAGCATTGAATGAAGATGTTGATGCACGATTAAAAAGATTAGCAAGAGAAGGTTTAATTAAAAAAGACGAATATGCATTGTTTCTTAAAACAATGAAAGATTTGGAAGACGAGAAAAAACCAACTCCAAAACAAAGATTAATGATTATACGGATTTTTGATAAATTGCTTGCTCTCATTATGGGAGACAAAGTTGTATATCAGAAGATATTACAGACCGTTAAAAAAGGTAAAAAAGATAAATCTAAACTGAAAGAAGAAGTATTTAGATCAACGCATACAGTATTTGTTCATGAGGGTATAGAATTTTATGTTACTGATGAGAAAAAATTAGTAGAAGTACCCCTTTCATTTTAATAAATAATTAAAATGAAAAATTATAAAAAATTTTTAGTAGAATCGAAGCAAGAAAAGACAGCAATTGCAACTTTTGGTAGAATGAATCCTCCTACTATAGGTCATGTCAAACTTGCAAAAAAGATTTTATCAGAGGCAAGAAGACATAAAGCAGAACCTTATATTTGTTTGTCTCCTACTCAGAATGCTAAAAAGGATCCGTTAGATCCAGAAAGAAAACTTTATTATGTTGAAAAAACGATAGGTCCACATATTCATATTGATATTAAACCTACAGTTTTTGAAGCATTGTCTGATTTGTATTCTAAAGGATTTAAAAAACTTGTATTTGTTGTTGGTAGTGATAGATTAAGTAAATTTTCAAAATGGATATCACAATATAATGGAGTAGAGGGGAAATCTCATGGATTTTATGATTTTACAGACATTGATTTTGTAAGTTCAGGAGACCGTGATCCCGATGCTGAAGGCGCCGCTGGAATGTCTGCATCAAAATTAAGAGAGTTTGCAGTTTCTGGAGATATTGATAGTTTTAAAAAAGGTACGAAATTATCTGTTAAAGATACAAAGTCTATGTATAACGAAATTAGGAAGGCTATGAAAATCGAAACTATAAAAGAAGGACACCTTCGTCCTGGAACTAAAGTAAAAGTCATGCATCCTGCCGCAGGTAAAGGAATGGTACCAGGAAAGATTGTTCGATACGATAAAGGTGGCCCAGAAAGTCCATTTTATGTTGTAGATATAGGAGAGTATCGATCTGAAAAAGTACCCGCACATAAAATAAAAGAAGAACTTGAGATTAGTGAAGGTCAGGAACTACAAGCTAAAATGGCATTAGATGATGCAGGAATAAAATATTCAACAAAGAATAATTCAATAACTGTCGAGAAAAAAGATTTAAAGAAAGCACAAAAAGCATTTACAAAATCTTTCAAAAAGGGTGGGTGGCCTACGCTTAAAGTAGAAGAAGGTAGAGAATTTCCCAAAACAAAAGCAGATAAGAAAGTACATTTGCATAAATTATTTAAAAAAATAGCAGATGTAAACAAACGAAATAAAAATAGTGGTTATAAAATAATAGATAGAACCCCTAAAGGATATGGTCCTGAAGAAGAAGCCCCTCCTGGAAGAGAACATCAAGTAAAAGCATTAAAGAAAAAAGTGGGTACGGATAAGGCATATGCGTTTGCTTGGGCGCAACATAATAAACACGGATTACCAGAAGGTACTGGATTACAAGTAAAAATGGCTTTAGATGATGCAGGAGTAAAAGGGGAGTTTAAAGATGGAAAAGTTAGTGTTCATAAAAAACATGTAAAAAAAGCACATAAGGCTTTAAAGGG